CTTGGGCAGTTCGTCCAGGGTGCGCATCAGCCGCGCCAGCGCCAGCGCGTCCTGGCGGTTCTCCTCCTGCGAGGCGCCGGCCATGGCGCGCATCCACTGCAGGTCGGCGCCGGCCGAGAACGAGGGGCCATGCCCGGCCAGGACCACCGCGCGTACCGCCGGGTCGGCGGCGACCGCTTCCAGCGCCGCGGTCAGGGTGGAAATCAAGCCGGCGTCGAACGCGTTGTGCAGCTCCGGACGGTTCAGGTAGAGCGTTGCCACGGCCTTGTCGTGGCGAACGAGCAGAGCCTCGCTCATCGGGTTCCATGCATGTCTTGGGTGCACGGATGTGCCCAGACACCCAGTTTGATAAAGGGACAAAGCGGGAAAAGCCGGGATGAAATGGGACGAAAACGCCCGTCATCGCTGGGTTCTAGCAGCTTTCCGCCGTGTGCGGGTCCGGACGATGCCGGTTTGCGAAATGTACCCGAAACTGACCTGGCGGACACCAGAAACGCAAAACGGCCAGCGTCACGGCTGGCCGTTCGATTGGCGTTTGAGCCCCCCTATCTGGCAGGAAGGTCGTCTGGTAGGTCGCACAGCGTCATCGCGTTCTCCACCAAGCCCTGCAGGTGTTCAGCCAGCCCCTCCAACTGAGGGGTATCCAGGTGCCGCAGAGACGGCACCCTTGCCCTGTCCAGGGCCATCTCTACAGCATCCCACCAGCCATACCGCATTGCGATACGGGTGATTTCCCGGATCGCACGCGCTCGGGCGCCTTGATTCAACGACCGGACCACCAGCCCCCCGCCTCCATCACCTGCACGTGCCTGCGGCACTGCCTCGGTCATGAGCCGCGCGAGTCTAGCGACCAGCTGCCGCTGCCCCCCTGTCACCATCTCCACCTCCTTGAGCTAAACCAACTGCCCGCCGGGCCAGTGGGATCACCTCCGCTTGGGGGAGCCCGCTGCCCAGCAGTTCGTACACGAGCATCGCGGCCTCAGCGCGCTTTGGCGCGGGAAGCACTGCGTCCGTGGCCGTCAGCACGTCCTCGACCGTCTGCAGGGCGAGCGTAAGGCGCGCCTGGTTCAAATCCTGAGACTGAACAGGGGGCGCTCCGAGATCCCGCCCGGCTTCAAGCCGGTCTGAGCCGTGCCCGGTGATAAGCCAGCTACCGCTCCAGCCTTCCTGTATCAGCGGCGCCAGCATCAATGCGTCCGGGACTCGCTCGTTCCGCTCATAGCTGGCGTAGGTCCGTTTGGCGACGCCCATGACATCGGCCATCTCTTGCTGATTGCGAGAGGCGCGAACGTGCCTCAATCGCGCACCGAGGTCATTTCGCACTTCGAGTCCCCGAAGTGCGAAGCGAAGCGCGAAGCGGTTTAGGCCCTTTCGCAGTTTCGGCAAGCATTTGATCCATATAGGAAATCACCCGGAAAGGCTTGTTCGTTCCTCGTCGCGTGAAGTGCGAAGCAACTTTGCGCTTGACGAGGGGAACAAACGTGCCCCATATTTGCCTCATAGACACCGGCAACGAATTTCCAGAAACGTGACGGCATTAAAGGCACCAAAAAAAGCCAGTCCCCCGAAGGACTGGCACCCAGCCGAAGTTGTCGCCCAGCTGCGCATGAAGGGCTACTCCCTTCGTCAGTTGAGCAACATCAACGGCTACAGGAACCCGAACAGCCTGGCGAAGGCGCTGCACCAGCCATATCCGCTGGCTGAGGCGCTGATCGCCGAGGCGCTGGGCATCAGCGCCTCCGACATCTGGCCGAGCCGGTACGGCACGGACGGCAAACCCAACCGCAAACGCGGCCAGAAGGCCCTGATTCCTGCTTCCGCCAAGCCTAGCAGGCTGCGCCTTGTCCGCAATCCACAAAACGGGAGCGCGGAATGAACAGCACAGCCCTCCAGCCGGCGTCGCCGGCACGTTCGATCAACAGCCTGGCCCGGGCAAACGGGTGGGGATCAGCCGGTCAGTGCCCCGCGTTGGCATGCGCGAAAACCCCGGCAGCTGGGGAGCAGGTAAGGCCCGCCACAGCTCACTCCGCCTGTGGGACCCAGCCGGTCACCGGTGAGGGCATCCGCGCATGAAGCGACGTGATGCCCTCACCGGCGACATGTTCGCCCTCCCGCGCCCCGCCGCCCCCATCGCCGGCAGCATGGACTTCCGCCAGCCGGTGACCGCGCTGGTGGGCGACATGCTGAAGGACGCCCACGCCGCTGGACTGGACCGCTGGGAAGTGGCTTCCCGCGCCAGCCGCCTGGCTGGACGTGACGTGTCCAAAAACATGTTGGACGGCTACACGGCCGAGTCTCGCGAAGAATTCAACTGCCCGCTGTGGCTGGCTCCGGTGCTGGAGATCGTGTGCAGCAGCACGCGCCTGGCCGAGTGGCATGGCGGTGTAGTTGGTGGCCGGCTGCTGCTGGGCGCCGACACCTTGAATGCCGAGATCGGCAGGCTGGAGCGTGTAAAGCAGCAGGCCGGCGAAGAGATCAAGGCGCTGAAGGACCTGGCTCGGAGGGCGCGTTGATGGCCGACGGAAACCGCTCCTACGCCCCTGAACCCATCGATGCAGCCGCCATTTCCGCCGCCCTTGGTGTCTCCAAGCGCGCAGTGGAGATGCGCGCCGCACGCGAGGCATGGGCATACGAAACCCGCACCGGACGGGGAGGTGCGAAGCGCTTCTACGCGCCCGGCGCGCTCCCAGCGGACGTGCAGGCGGCGGTGTTCCTGCGCACCCCGAACCTGCCCCAGCCGTCCGTCGACCTAGCACCGACTAGGGCCAAGCCACGCAAGCATGAGCGGGTCACCGAGGCCCAGGTGCAGGCCGCCTGGCAGCGCTACGAGGCGGTCGAGCAGCACCTGAAGAGTGAAGCCCACCGTCGCCTGCAGGCCCTGCAGGCGGTCGAGCAGTTGGTTGCCGACGGCATGGCGCTGATGAAGGCCCGCGAGCTGGTCGCCGTGCAGCTGCAGCGCGAGAACGTGCGCGGCGCGAGCGCCGCGACGCTCGGCAGGTGGGCTGCCCTGGTCGACGGCGTGGAGAAGCAGCACCGGCTGGCGCTGTTGGTGCCGAGCTATGCAGGGGGCACTGCGACGGTCGAGATCCCGGTCGAAGCCTGGGATGCCTTCAAAGCCGACTACCTGCGGGTCGAGGCGCCGCCGGCCAGCGATTGCTACGAGCGCCTGGAGCGACTGGCGCGCGTGCACGGCTGGGTGCTGCCCTCGCTGAAGACGTTCCAACGCCGCATCGAGAAGGAGATTCCGCGCGGAGTCCGGGTGCTTGCACGGCAGGGCCGGGAGGCGTTCGACCGCACGTTCCCGGCGCAGGAGCGCGACCGCAGCGTGTTCCACGCGCTGGAAGCGGTGAATGCCGACGGCCACCGATTCGACGTGTTCGTGCGCTGGCCGGACGGCACCATCGCGCGGCCCATCATGATCGGTGTGCAGTGCCTGTACTCGGGCAAGCTGCTGGGCTACCGGATCGCCGAGACGGAATCGGCAGACCTGGCGCGTTTCGCGTTCCGGGACGTGATCGAGCGCTACGGCATCCCGGAAAAGGTGTGGCTGGACAACGGTCGCGGTTTCGCCAGCAAGATGCTGACCGGCGGCACCGGCAACCGCTTCCGCTTCACGGTCCGCCCGGATGATCCGGTCGGCATCCTGACCGGGCTGGGCTGCGAGATCCACTGGGCCACGCCATACCACGGCCAAGCCAAGCCTATCGAGCGCACCTGGCGCGACCTCAGCACCCGAGTCGCAAAGCACCCTGCGTTCGCCGGTGCGTACACGGGCAAAAACCCCGTAGCGAAGCCGGAGAACTACGGCAGCAAGGCCGTGCCGCTGGAAGAGTTCGTTCGGGTGTTGAACGAGGAAATCCACGCGCACAACGCGCGCGAAGGGCGCCTCGGCCGCGTTTGCAGGGGCAAGTACAGCTTCGACCAGGCATTCGCCGCGAGCTACGCGCAGGCCACGATCCGCAAGGCGAGCGTCGAGCAGCTGCGCCAGCTCCTGCTGGCGACGGATACGGTGACGGCAGATGCCCGCGACGGGTCGGTGCGCCTGGCGGGCAACCGCTACTGGAGCGAGGCCATCGCGCGCTACGCCGGCAAGAAGGTGATGCTGCGCTTCGATCCCGAAGCGCTTCACACCAGCGTCGAAGTGTATTCGCTGGCAAACGTACACCTGGGAACGGCCGAGTGCATCGCCGCCGTTGGCTTCGCAGACACGGTGTCGGCGAAAGAACACGCGCGCGCAAAGAAGCAGTTCCGCCGCGCCGCGCAGCAGCAGTTGGAGGCCGAGCGCCGCATGTCGGCGGCGAAGCTCGCCAAGCAGTTGCCGTCCCCGGTGCCCGAGAACCTACCGCCGGCCGGCGTCGTCGCGCCCCTGTTCGGCAAGCGCGCGTCCAAGCCGCAGCCGCTGCCGCAGGAGGCCCTGCAGGAGCCCCTGCAGCGCACCGGCACCGATGACCGCGAAGAAGCGTTCGGCTCGCTGATGGAGCGCATCGCGGCCAGGCAGCAGGGCAACAGCTTCTACGTGCCCAGGGGAGTCGACGAATGAAGGGGCTTCCCGACATCCGGCTGTCCCGCGCCGGGGCGCCTGGATCGGCCCTGCTGCGCCGCCAGGCGCGACTGAGCGCCCTCAAACGCCCCGCATGCCCGCCTTTGAAGCCCCGGAACGTGCCGCTTGTGCATCGCTTCCGTCACCTGCAGCAAGACCAGCAACACCACGGAGAACCAATGAGTAACGCCACCACCGCTCCCAACAGCAGCATCCCGGAGGAATTCACCCTGGATCAGATGTCCGACATGCGCGAGCGCGTGCGGATGATCGCCGAAGCCGGTAACGGCTACAGCCAGAACCGCATCGCCCGCGAAGCGGATATGTCCAGCGCAACGCTCAGCCAGTTCCTGGGCGACACCTACAAGGGCAGTCTGCAGAACACCGCCGCGAAGGTAGCCAAGTGGCTCAACGCCTACGACGCCGCGTCGTCCGCTGATTCCCTGCCGACAGCACCGGCGTGGGTCGATACGCCCACCAGCAAGCGGATCATGGGCGACCTGCGGTATGCGCAGATCGCCGCCGACCTTGTGCTGATCGTTGGCGCGGCGGGCATCGGCAAGAGCAAGACCATCGTCCAGTACCAGGCTACGTCACCGAACGTCTGGCATGTGGAGCTGAGCGCGGCCACCGGCTCACTGCTGGCGGCGCTGGAAGAGATCGCGATCAAGGTGGGCGTGCGGGACTACGCCCGTAGCGCAGCGCACCTGCAGCGCGCCATCGCCGAGCGCATCCGGGGCACCGGCGGGCTGCTGGCGATTGATGAAGCCCAGCACCTGACCGTCCAGGCGATGGACGGCATCCGCTGGTTCAACGACAAGTGCGGCGTCGGCCTGGTGTTCATGGGCAATGAGCGGGTCTACACGCAGATGACCGGCGGCAACCGCGCGGCCTACCTCGACCGGCTGTACTCGCGGGTGGGCAAGAAGACCCTGATCAAGCGCAGCGCACAGGGCGACGCCGACGCGATCATCAAGGCATGGGGCATTGATGATGCCCGCTGCCGCGACCGCATCCGCGACATCGCCGCCCGCCCGGGCGCTCTGCGCGTCTTGAACAAGGTGCTGCGCCTGGCGGCGACCTACGCCCAGGCCGCCGGCAAGCGCATCTGCTGCGACGCCATTACCCAAGCCGCGCAGGAGCTGGGGGTGTTTGAGTGAGGCCGGTTGCCGAGTTCACCGCACTCCAGCAGGCCGCTGGCGACGTGCTTACCGCCTGCCTGGCGCTCTCGCGCATCCGCGACAATGCCGAGCTGACGACCGAGGAACGGCTTCACTGCCTGCGCTGCATCCGTCGCAACCTCGCAGCCTACGAAGATCGCTTGGTCAGCCAGGATGCGGGAGGTGCCCATTGAGCGCCCAGGTCATCACTGCCGATCTGCTGACCGCTACGGCGGTCATCAGCCAGCTGGCCGCAGCACCTCTGCAGCAGAAGTGCCAGGCGGTCGAAGAAATCGCGGCCACCGGCCTGCGGGTCGACCAGCTGTCCGTGCGGCAACTGATGGACATCGCAATGAAGGTGGCGCCAGCCCGGCACGGCACAGCCACCATGGTCGCCACCAGCACAGATCCGCAGCGCAGGGAAATCCTGCGTCTACTCGCCGACGCAGGCATCGACACGGCAACCGTACACCCAGGACTGGCGAGCTTCCTGGCCGAGGCCAGGGTTCTGATGCCGCAGGGCATCCCTCTGGTTCGAGCCCTGCGCGGCATCAGCTACGCCGGAGCCGCCCGGCTGATGCGCGTCATCCGCAAGTCCACAGAAACCGAGGAAACCACGTCATGAGTCAGCAGAACGTTGTTTTCGACAGCATCCACGGCCACGCCAAGGCGCTGCTGGGGGCCATGTACGCCCTCGGCCGTGCGGGCCTGTCGCCGCGCGAGGTGCAGATCACCGAGCGGCACGCGCGGATCGTCATCGAGCCGCCGCCGGCCGCTTCCTTCATCGCCGGGGCGCTGCGCTCCAGGCAGACGTTCAACGGCGTCACCCGCACCGTGTTTGTCGCCTCGTTCCACGGCTGCCAGCTGGAGTGGGAGGAAACCCACGACGCGGCGGCCACCGCCCAAGGAGCCGCGCGATGACCCGCTACGTGGACGACGTCTACGACGACGACGACCTGCCGCCCTGCATCGGGGAGCGGATCGTCGGATCGCTTCACCGGCAGTTTGAGCGCCATTTCGGCGCGCCCCTGGAGCGACCTAAGAACCCCACGCCGGACCCGAGCCCGGCCCGCAACGAAACGGAACCGAAGCAATGAGTAAGAAAGCCACCACCCGAGTTAAAGCGCCCGCCGTCGAGCATTGGGTGCCCCGAGACCGCGATGAGGTCAATGCCGCCATCGCCGAACTGGGCCGCCTGCAGCGGGAGCGCCAGCGCATCGAAACCGTCATGAACGACACCATGGCCGAGGTCAAAGCCAAGCACGATGCCGAGGCCAAGCCGCACGGCGACCGCATCAGCGAGCTGACCAAGGGGTTGTCATTGTGGTGCGAGGCCAACCGCGCCCAGCTCACCCAGGACGGAAAGGTGAAGTT